TGACGCGAGCTAACTAGGTCTGTTGGCTCACAGCGCGAGTCGAGAAGTCAACCGGCAGCACAGCCGTTCGCGTAGTGCACCAATTCCAAGCCCTGCATGGTTCGCCCAGCGGGGCTTTTTCGTTTCGCCGGGCCTATCCAGCCGCGCATCACTCGCACCCCCTAGTGGATCAGCGCCCGGCACCCATCAAGCGAGCTGACTGAGCTTCATCAGCAGCAGACCCCGACGCTTCGGTAAGCCCCGTCTCTCCTACGGATCAGGCGGCGGGCGGGGATTTCATCGGCGAACAACCCTAGAGGATTCGCAACATGGCACGGCCAAGCAAGTACAACCCGGACTATCCCAAGCAGGCGCTGAAGCTGTGCCGCCTGGGGGCGACCGACAAGGAGCTTGCTGACTTCTTCGGTGTGGCCGAGTCAACCCTGAACAAGTGGAAAGAGGACTACCCGGAGTTTTCGGAGTCCTTAAAAGAGGGTAAGGCGCTTGCGGATGCTGAAGTGGCCGACAAGCTCTACAAGCGGGCGACCGGGTACGAGCATGCAGCGGTGAAGATCGTTGCCAACGCCAACACCGGCCAAGAGCACATCGTCAACTACACCGAGCGTTACCCGCCCGACACAACAGCCGCCATCTTCTGGCTCAAGAACCGCCGCCCCGATCTGTGGCGAGACAAGACCGAGCAGAAGGTGGACGCTGACGTGAATCAGAACCTGACTGTCTCCTTCAAGTGAATGTCGAGTTCCCGGACAAGCTGAGGTGCTTGTTCCAGCCGAGTCGCTACAAGTTTCTGAAGGGCGGGCGGGGATCGGCGAAGTCATGGTCAGTCGCTCGGGCGCTGTTGATTCAAGGGGCGATGCAGCCTCACCGGATTCTGTGCACTCGTGAGGTGCAGAAGTCCATTAAGCAGTCAGTTCACCAGCTACTCAAAGACCAGATTCAGGCGCTGAACCTTGGTGGGTTCTATCAAGTTCTGGAGACGGAGATTCGCGGGAAGAACGGGACATCGTTCCACTTCTCGGGCTTGTCGGATCACACAGCTGACTCGATCAAGTCGTTTGAGGGCTGCACTCGGGTCTGGATCGAGGAAGGCCAAGCGATCACCAAGCGGTCATGGCAGATCCTGACGCCGACGATCCGTGCGAATGGCTCTGAGATTTGGGTGACCTACAACCCTCAGTTGGAGACGGACGAAACGCATCAGCGTGCGGTGGGTGACAAGAAAGATCCGGACACGGTCACGGTAGACATCAACTACTGGGACAACCCGTGGTTTCCTGAGGTGCTTGAGAAAGAGCGCCAGCACGCACAGAAGACGCTACCGAAAGAGGAATACGCGCACATATGGGAAGGTCGGTGCATGCCTGCCGTTCAGGGCGCCATCTACTTCAATGAGGTTGCGGCGGCTGAGGCGACAGGTCGGATTGGCCGATTCCCATATGACCCGATGCTGAAGGTGCATCGCGTGTGGGACATGGGCTGGAACGACTGCATGGCGATCATCCTGGCCCAGCGTCATGGATCGGCAGTGAACATCGTTGGCTATGTGACCGGCACACACCGGACGACAGCCGACTACATCGCAGAGTTCCGGGGCGAGAAGTACCGGGGCTGGAATTGGGGCAACGACTTTTTGCCTCATGACGGGTTTGCCAGCAATCGGCAGACGGGCAAGGCAGACGCGGACGTTCTGCGGGGCCTTGGTTGCGCGGTTGTGCAGACGCCAAACATGGATGTGGAGCAGGGGATTCGGCAGGCTCGTTTGCTGTTTCCCCGGGTCTACATCGACAAGCAATCGACGGCATCACTTGACCCGGAATTGCCGGGGCTGGTGGAGTGCCTGAAGCGGTATCGACGCCGCGTGAACCAACAGACAGGAACGCCAGAAGCGCCACTGCACGACGTACACAGCAACGGGGCAGACGCCTTCCGTTATCTGGCTCTGAACGCCGAGCAGATGACCAATGAAAGCTGGGGCGGCTCCCTGAACTACGCAAACATCGGAATCGTATGAACGAGAAACTACGCCAAGTGCTAGACCATGAGATTGAGAGGTCGGTCACTTGGTCTACGTCCGCCATTCGTTCCGAGCAGGAGCGCAACCTTGCGTATTACCTCGGCCTTCCGATGGGCAACGAGGTCGAGGGCCGCTCTCAGGTTGTGTCGTGGGACGTGTTCGAGGTGGTGGAGTCGGCTCTGCCGTCGTTCCTTGAGCCTTTGTTCGGTGGCGACAACATCGCCGAGTTCCAGCCTCGCGGGCCTGAGGATGAGGCCGCTGCCTCTCAGGCTACCGACTACATCAATTACCTCGTCACCGAGCGCAATGACGGGTTCATGGTGTTTTACACCTGGCTCAAGGATGCGCTGCTGCAAAAGGTCGGCGTGGTTCGCCCTGAGTGGATCAAGGTAGACCCTGAGCGCACGGACTATGAGGGCCTGACCGCCGAGCAACTGACGATGATGCAGGCTGAGGGCAAGGTGATCGTCGCCGCGTCCGAGCGCCTGGCCAATGTTGGCGGGATGCCTCTGCCCGTCTATGACGTGACTGTCGAGACGCAGCACCCCGGCAAGCTGTCGATTCGCAACGTCAAGCCGGTTGACTTCATCATCACCAAGGATGCCCGCACGCCTGATGACGCGTATGTCATCGGCGAGATGGTGACTTACACCCGCTCCGAGTTGAAGGAGATGGGCTACAAGCGTTGGGCTGATGTCTCAGACTACGACTTCTCCACGCTGACCCACGATCCTTACGAGGACGACGTTTTCGACGAAACGGTCACGGTCGAGCTTGAAGAAGTCCGGCTGTTCAAGGGCTTTGTCCGCTGCGACTGCAACAAAGACGGGATTGCAGAATGGCGTGAAGTGCTGGTCGGTGGTGGCCCTGATGATGTCCTGATGGATGACGAGGTTGAAGGCCAGGATTACGCCGTCATCACCCCGATTCCGATTCCACACCGTGTGTATGGCATGGCCTACGCCGACCCGGCTGCGGAGATTCAGGGGCTCAAGTCTGCGCTGACTCGTCAGTATGTGGATTCGCTGTTCATCGCGAATCGTCCAGACACCTACGTCAACATGCAGGGGGCGACTGCGACGACGCTGGAAGACCTGCTGTCAAACCGCATTGGCAAGATCATTCGCGGCAACGGCCCTGCGAACACCACGATCAGCCCGGTTCAGACAACGATGGTTGCCCGTGAGTCTCTGGAAGGCATCCAGTTCGTTGACACGATGCGCGAAACCCGTTTGGGTATCACGAAGTACAACCAAGGGTTGGACAGCGAGAGCCTGAACAAGACGGCCATGGGCATCGGCAAGATCATGCAGGCCAGTGAGCAGCGACTGAAAATGACGCTGCGGATCATGGCGAACACGGGCATCAAGCGCCTGTATCAGATCATCTTGCGCTTGGTCACTCAGCACCAGAACGTGTCTGACGTGATCCGTCTGCGAAACGATTGGGTGCCGTTCAGCCCGTCCGAGTGGTCGGACAAGATGGATTGCAAGATCGCTGTGGGTTCGACCAATGGCGAGCGGATGGAAGAAGTGCAGATGCTTCAACTGTTCGGGAATTTCATGCAGCAAGCCGCGCCGCTGGGCGTGGCTACCAAGCAGAACGTCTATGAGTTCGGCAAGAAGCTCGCCAAGGCCGCGAAGCTCATGGGCGCGGATGTGAAGCTGTTGACCGATCCGTCAACGCAGCAGCCCCAGCAGCAACAACCGTCGCCTGAGCAGATCAAAGCGCAGATTGAGGCTCAGAAGGCTCAGTTTGAGGCGCAAGAGGCCGAGAAACAGCGCCAGCACGATTTGCAGATGAAGCAACTTGAAGGTGCGCAAGCAGAGCGCCTGAAGCTGTTTGAACTCGCTGCCGGGATGCTGTCGCGCCCGGTGGGTGGAAACATCATCGACGGCACGCAGATGGATCAGGCTGGGCAAGTCATTGACCCGGCACAGATCCAGTTTGCCGCGCAGGCGATCAACCAACTGGCGAACGACCTGCAACAACCGGGGGCGATGTGAACGACCAACAGCGCATGCAGATCGCTCGCGCCGAGCACGCAGACCGCATCCTGACCGACCCGCTCGTCATGGAGGCATTCCAGACCATCGAGAAGGCCATCCGGGATCAGGTGTTTGATCTGCCCATCGAGGCTGTCGAGCAGCGGGAAAAGCTGGTGCTGATGGACAAGAGCCGTCAGCAGTTCGTGAACCTGTTTGAGTTGGCTATTCGTGGTGGTGAAGTGACCCGCTACGAGTTGACCGCCGAAGCGAACACCAAGGCGCGGATTCAGGCGATCCGTGAGCAAGCGAGAAGCTATGCAGGCTGAACCGAAGAAGCGCGGCCCGATGAGCAAGGCCGACAAGGTGGCAAAGGGTCTGGACGCGGCATTTGCTGCGCTCCATGAGGTGCCTGCCGTCACGTTCACCCAGACGGTCGAGGTCATCGGCCTGCACGAATACATCAAGACCAAAGAGCGCGATGGCGTTGTGTTGGTCGAGGTTTCACACCCGGACGCAGTGGAAGGCGATGTCTTTCAAGGCGTCTACAGCGGAATCAGGCTGAAGAAGGGCGCACCGTCTGCCAAGTACAGCGACGGCACGACCGAGTAAGCCTCAAACCCGGCTGGGGGCGGTTTCCCTCAGGCAGCAAGTTAGGAACAAGCCAAAGGGCTCTGGAGCAATCCGGGGCCCTTTTTCTTTGGCCTCACACCTTGCTGCTCAAACCTTGGATCAGCAATGTCTGAAGCACTCTCGTTGAACGATTTCGCGACCCAACTGGCACAAGCCGGACAGACGGAACAACCCCCAGAGGACTCCGCGCCGGATGAAACGGTTGAGCAGGAATCGGAAGGTCAGCAACCCGAGGCGACTGAAGTCGAGGCAGACCCGGAAGCGCAAGCAGAAGGAGAAGCGGAGGCAGAGGAAAGCCAGGAGGAACAACCGGAAGAACCGGAATCCCCCGATGAGCGGGTGGTGAAGTGGACGACCGCAAACGGTGAGGCGTTCGAAGTCACTGAGAAGGAGTTGAAAGACGGCTACATGCGTCAGTCGCACTTCACTCAGCAGATGCAGAACGTAGCGAAGGAACGCGAGCAAGTTCAGCAGCTCGCGCAGCAGCAGATTCAAGAGGTCCAGCAGTTCGCCGCCGAGATTGGCCGGGTGCAGATGCTTGAGTCAACCCTCAAGCAGTACCAGCAAGTCAATTGGCAGCAACTGCGGGAAGCAGATCCGGTCTCGTACCAAGAGCACCTGGCGCAGTTCACCGAGTTGAAGCAGCAGTACCGCGACGCCTCGGAAGCCCTCGCGAACAAGCGAGCGGGCTACGCACAGCAGACGGCTCAGAAGTTCGAGCAGGAGCAAGCACAGCAGCGTGCTTTGGCTGAACAGCACTTGGCCCAGGTTTTCCCCGGCATCACGACCAAGGACACGAACGAGATGTTCAAGACCTTGGTTGCAAAGGGGGCCACTCAGCAAGACCTCGCAGTCCTGACGACCCGCCCATGGGCCGTCGAAATGGCGATCTACGCACAGAAGTGGCTCGCGCTCCAAGCCGAGAAGCCGAAGGCCGTCAAGAAGGTGGCAAGCGTGCCGCAGAAGCCTCCCAAGGCTGCGCCCGCTCAACCCACCGAGTCCGAAAAACTCGCCAGGTCTGTTGCGCAGAAGCGCACGTTTGGTCGCGATGAGTTCGCTGACCTCCTGGCCGCCACTCGTAAGAGGTAAATCATGGCTCAGGCTACCAACTCGTTTGCGACGTTCAACTCGTCGCGCGTCCGTGAACAACTCATGGACAAAATCTGGAACGTCTCCGTTTCGGAAACCCCCACCCTTGCCCTGATCGGCAAGGAAAAGGTCGATGGCCCCTATGTGGAATGGCTGACCGACTCGTTCGCCGCTGGTGCTTCCAACAAGGTCGAGCAGGGCAACATCCCAACCATCGCCGCTACCTCTGATGTGGTTCGCTACGGCAACCGCACCCAGATCAGCGAAAAGTCTGGCGCCATCACTGCGACTCAAGATCGCGTCGAGAAGGCTGGCGAGTCCAGCGAATACGACCGCCAAGTGTCGAAGAAGATGGTGGAGTGCAAGAAGGACGTGGAATTTGGTCTGATCCAAAACACCACGGCCATCACTGCCGCTGCTGGCGTTGCCCCTCAGGCTCGCGGCCTGATCGGCTTCATTGCCACCAACGGCTCTCGCGGCTCCGGTGGCGCAGCCCCCAACGCTGTGACCAACACCGCCCCGACCGATGGCACGACCCGTGCATTCAGCGAAACCTTGCTGAAGGACACGATGAAGCTGATGTTTGACAACGGTGCTCCGGACATGGACAACATCTATGCCCTGATCCCGTCGGCCCAGCGTTCGACCTTCGACACCTTCTTGGCCTCTCAGACCCGCTTCGACAAGGCCGAAGACAAGACCCTGACCGCAACCTTGGAGGTCTACATCGGCCCCTTCGGTCGCGTGAAGGCTGTCAACGCCCGCCACATGCGTTCGCGTGAAGTGATCCTGCTGAACAAGGATTACGCCTCGCTGGGCGTGCTGCGCCCGATGCGTGACAAGGAACTGGCCCCCCGTGGTGACGCCCGCGAGTTCATGGTCAACACCGAATGGACGCTGATCGTCAAGAACGAGAAGGCACACGGCATCGTCGCTGACCTGACCTGATAGGGCAACAGCCCTCAACAGCCCCCCTTGGGAAACCTCGGGGGGCTTTTTGCTTTCTGGCTATGGCTGAAACCAAAGTTCTTGATGTGATCCCTGGTGGCTATACCTACATGGCCTCAGAGGATGGAGTGACGCGAGTCGGCACCATCGTTGATGTGTCCGGCATCGTTGAGCAGGTCAAGGATCGGCGCAGCCATGGATTGAACGATCACGCTTTTGGACGTCACGAAATGAGCATCCCGCTTGAGACTCTGGACGCATGGGCCAAGAAGATCAGCGGCGGGCTGATGAATGCGTTTGACGTGGCAAACGATGACGCCTTGCTCAACCGCTTCATTGCAGAGCATGGTGCCTTCAAGGTGCATGGGGGTTGGCAGTGACATACGCGACCCTCAAGGCTGATGTTGCATCGTGGCTGATTGACTCCACGGCAACCGACCAGATTCCATCATTCATTCGTTTGGCAGAGGCCGCAATCCGCCGTGATGTGCGCGTGCCTGCGATGGATGCAACCGCATCGGCTGCTTTGGTGGCCGGTGTGATTACGCTGCCCGCTGATTTCATCGAGGTCAAGCGCCTCGTGATCGACGGGTATGTCTACACGTTCAAGCCGGTCGAGGTCTTCCAGCAAATGGAGACGGACGGCTACTCAACTTCGGGCAGTGCTGGCCGCTACTACACCCGGATCGGTCAAACGCTGCGCGTCCTCAACGGCGGGACTTCGACCTATTCGCTGCTGTATGTGGCGAAGTTTGCAGAGCTTTCGGGTGATTCCGACACCAACTGGCTGTTGGATAACGCCTCGGATGTGTACCTGTTCAAGTCGCTGCATTACGGCTCGGCCTGGCTGCGCGACAAGGCTGCGGCTGAGTCCTACGAGGCCATGTATCAGGGTGCGGTGGGTGCGCTCGTGTTGGCCGAGCGGATGAGCCAGTTCAGCGGCCCGCTGTCGATGAATGTGAGCGCCCAATGACTCCATTGCTCGGCTTCTCTCCTGACGTTGAGCCCACGACGCCGGGCGCGATCATGGAGTGTCAGAACCTGATTCCCGATCCGAAGGGGATGAGGTCTGCGCCGAGTGCTGCTGATGCTGGTGTGTCGGCTTTGGCTGCTGCGTGCCGCGGCGCTGCTGTGACTCGCAACCTGACGGGCAATTCGCGTTTGTTTGCTGGCACGTCGTCCAATGTGTACGAGCTGGGCGGGACAACGTGGTCTAGCGTGTCGTCTGGTCACTCGCTCGGATCTGATGACGTGTGGCGCTTCGTGTCGTTTGGCAATGATGCGTTGGCTGTGTGCCCGTCTGTGGGGCTGCTTCGCTCTACCGGCGCATCGTTCTCGTCGGTCGCTGGTGCGCCTGCGGCAAAAGTCATCGCTGTGGCTCAGGGCTTCGTGATGCTGCTCAATCACGGCACGACCGCAGATGGTTGGAAGTGCTCGGGCTATCTGGATGTCACGACCTGGACGCCTTCGGTCGCTACTCAGTCCAACGAGGGCCGGTTGATCGAAGGCCAAGGCGCTATCACTGCTGGGCTGCGGATGGGTGACACGGTTGTCGCCTACAAGGAGCGCGGGATCTTCGTCGGCATCTACGTCGGCGGCGATGTGGTGTGGCAATGGACGATGCCTGTTGGTGATGTTGGCTGTGTGGGCGTTGAGGCTGTGGCCGATACCCCCCGCGGTCATGTCTTCGTCGGATCGGACAACGTGTATTTGTTCGACGGTCACCGGGCGCAGGCTGTCGGCGACCAGATCCGCCAATGGTGGATTGACAACTCTTCCTCGCAGTTCCGCTATCGCACCAAGCTGATGTGGGATCGCGATAACGCCTTGGTGTGGATGTTCTACCCGAGCGTCAACTCGTCGGAGTGCGACCGGACTTTGGTCTTTCACGTCCCGTCTGGTCGCTGGGGTGTGTCTGACCTGACGGTCGAGGCGGTGCTCAACTACACCTCGCAGGGCATCACCTACGACACGGCTGCGGGCCTTGGCTACACCTACGACAGCGGCCCGGCGTTCTCCTACGACTCGCCTTTCTGGCTTGCGTCCAAGTCAAATCCGGCCATTTTCTCGACCGATCACAAGATCAAGTCGCTGACCGGCATTCCGTCTGAATCGACTTTCACGACTGGCGATTACGGGGACGAGTCTCAATCGAGCTATTTGGGTCGCGTGGATGTGCGTTGGTCTCGTCAACCTGATGCAGCTACGGCAACGGGCTACACCAAGACATCGAGCGGCGCGGCTGACTCTGAGGGCTCGTTGTCCGTGTTCGACGGCTCCAAGTTCCCGATGCGGCAGACCGGGCGATTCCATCGTGTGCGGTTTGACTTCACCGGGGACGCTCGGCTTTCTGCGATTGACCTGAAGTTGCAGCCTGCGGGGGTGCGATGAAGAAATTGCCCGTAGAGCCTCGCCTGCCGAATCAGGTTGGATTGGTTCAACGCGTCAATGAGTTGTTCCGCGCTGTGGCTCTGTCCGTCAACGAGTTGATTGACCGGGTTTCGACGCCTCTGAGCGTGTCGGCTGTGACGGTCGGGGCTTCGCCGTTTGATTACGTCGCTGCTCGCGATGGCTTTGTGTCCATCGTTGGCGGCACGGTGTCGGCTGTGGCTTACGTCCGCGAAGGCGTGAGCACGTCGCTTGGTGTGGTTGCTGTGGTGCCTGTGAAAAAGGGCGACACGGTGCGGATTACCTACACGGTCGCCCCTACGGTGACGCTGATCTGATGGTTGAACTGATCGTAGTCCCGCCCATCCATGTTGACCGAGCATGGAAGGAAGGCGCTCACATGCTGGCCGAGTCCGTCGAGACATCTGGCGGGGAGATTACAGCCGACCAGCTCAAGATGATTTTGAGCCGTGGTGAGCGAATCCTGATCCGCATGGATCGCGACAAGCAGCCCGTCGGCTGGGGCGTGGTTCGGGTCGATGCACTTCCTAACGCTCGCGTCCTGCATGTGTGCTCGATGTACGCACCGGGCGCGGCGTTTCAAGAGTTCTTCACAGCCCTCAAGGGCATGGCCGAGGCGAATGGATGCCTTCGGATTCGCTGCGCTGCCCAAGCGGTTCAGGCGCGGCTCTACCAAATGAAATGCGGCTTCAAGCCGGTGTACCAAGTCCTAGAGGTCGAGGTGTGATGATGATTTCTCGTCGTGAGTTGTACGCGGCTGGCCTGCCGCTTGGTGAGGGCGTCACGCGCCGTGAATGTGGCCGGATTGTGTGCGGCGATGGCGGCGGCGGTGGCGGCTCGTCCACCACATCGCAGGGACTTGACCCTCGCCTCTATCCGCTGGTTGACACCTTCACGGCTCAGGCTCAACAGGTCGCCAACACTCCTTGGCAGGCGTACACCGGCAACCGCTTTGCCGAGATGAACGGCGATCAGTCGCAGGCTCTGAACATGATCCGCCAGCAAGCCGGATCGGGCGTGCAGGGTCAAGCAGAAAGCGCGCTCGGTTCGTTCCTGCAAGGTGGTCAAGAGAACCCGTACCTCACGCAGCAGATCGCCAAGGCTCAGAACGAAACGGCTGACGCCTACAACCGTCAGGTGCGACCCAATCAGGTCATGCAGGCTGTGCAATCGGGCTCGTTCGGCAATGCGAACGTCATGGACGCGCAGGCCAAGCAGGACAGCCAGTTGCAGCAGAACCTGGGTGACATCGCTTCGGGGATGCGCTTCAACGCCTACAACACCGACCAAGCCAACCGCATGCAGGCAATCGGCATGTCTCCGGCCATCCAGCAAGCAGGCTACACCAACGCGGGGCAGTTGCTCAACGCTGGCAACCTGCTTCAGGGGCAGGCTCAGGACAAGGCTGATTTCGCATATCAGCAGTTCCAAGAGCAGCAGAACGACCCGTACAAGAAGCTGCAAACCATGTCGGGTGTCTTCGGCACTCCCGGATTCCAGACTCAAACCACGACTCAAAGCGGAGGCGGCAAATGAGCTTCTTTGGTGAACTTTGGGACAACACTGCGGGCGGTCTGCTGTGGAAGCCGATGAAGAAGGCAACCGGCCTGACCGATGCGCAAATGATTGGCCTAGGCGCGATGGCTGTTGCTGCGCCTTACGCCTTGCCAGCGATGGGCGCCGCTGGTGCCTCTGGTGCTGCGACGGCTGGCGCCGCTGGCACTGCTGGGGCATCAACTGCCGCGACTGGGGCAGCAGCAGGAGGGGCGGCTACTCAAGGCGGACTTTTGTCCACTTTCAGCCAGTACGCAGGCCCCGCATCGCAAGCCCTGAACATCGCAGGCCAAACCAAGGCGATGACGCAAGGCCAGCCCATGCAAGCCGCTCCCGCTCAGTTCCAGCAAGGCCAAGGCTTTGCCGGTCTGCTGAATCCGACCGATCAGGTTGACATGGAAAAGCGTCGCCAGGCGCAGCAAATGGCCGTGCAGGGCCTGCTCGGTGGTTACGGGAGGAACTATGGCTGAATCGACTGGACTCCTTGACTTCCTGAACTCTCCGGGCGGCATGGGCTTGCTGTCCGCTGTCGGCGCTGGCCTGGCTGGCGCTCGTCGCGGCGGCACATGGAACGCTGTCGGCTCTGGCTTGCTGGGTGGCATTCAAGGGCTTGCGCAAGGGCAAGACCTGCAACGCCAAAACGAATACGCCACTCAGCGCGGCAAGCTGTTCGACATGCAGGCGCAGCAGTTGGAGCAGCAAAAGCAGGCTGCCGCCCAACAAGCGGCGCAGCAAGCCGAGCGCAACAAGTACCTGAGCAGCATCGGCCAGTACAAAGACGAATTCAGCACGCAGCAAAACAAGTTCGACCCCCTTGAATACATCCGCCGCGGCGGCTCCATCAAGGAAGCCCAAGACCTCGCGGGCATGAAGGATTGGGGTGCTGCGCAAGTGGATCGGACCATCGAGAGCCAAGACGCTCAGGGCAACAAGGTCACTCTGATGTTCGACAAGTTCGGTCGGCCTGTCGGCGAAGGCGTGCAGGGCTACACCGCACCCGAGCGGGTTGACTTGGGCGGCTCTGTGCAATTCGTGCGGCCTCAGGCTGGCGTTTCGCTCAAGAAGACCATGACGCCGGGTGAGATCGCCTCTAACGCTGTCGCTCGCGGCAATCTGGCTGTGTCTCAGCAGCGTTTGGCGTTCGATCAAGGCGGCGGCGCTGAGGTGGGCGGAAACCAGGCAGCGTTCAACAAGCAGTTCGGCAAGGCTCCTGCCGGGTTCCGTTGGAAGCCAGACGGTAGCATGGAGTTCATCCCAGGCGGGCCCGCCGACCAGAAGGCGCAACTTCAGAAGTCCGGCGAGGGGACCGTTGCATCGGTCATTGCCGACTTGCGAGACAAGTACAACATTCTGGACAGCGAAAACGCCATCGTCAGCGAGAACAACAAGTGGGGCACCAACATTGGCGCTCGCTTGGGTAGCACGGGCATTGGCCAGACTCTCAGCGGCGCTGTCGGAACCAAGGCTCAAAGCGCACGCGATTCCATTGCCATGACTCGCCCTCTGCTGCTGCAAGCGATCATGAAGGCCACCGGCATGTCGGCTAAGCAGATGGACTCGAACGCCGAACTGAAGATGTACCTTGCAACGGCCACCGATCCGACATTGGGCTTGCAGGCAAACCAAGAGGCTTTGAACAGGTTGGAAAACCTGTACGGCGGTGGCATGCCCGAGCAGCAGCGCCCCGCAGCGCAACCTGCGCCCAAGGCTCAAGGCAAGACCGTCGTTCGCACTGGCACCATGAATGGCCGCAAGGTCGTCCAATACTCTGACGGGACCACCGCTTATGCCGATTGATCCAAGCAAGGTCAAGTGGGACGACGCGCCCGCAATTGATCCGTCTCAGGTTCAATGGGACGATGCGCCGAAGAAACTAGCGCCATCGGATACGCCTGGCGTTGGGCAGACTCTCATGATCTCGGCTGGCCGAACATTCGACAAGATCGGTGACGGCTTGGCGCAGATGTATCTTGCCGCCAGAGGCGAGAAGTCGTCGCTTGATGGGCTTCGTCAGAATGTTCAAGCCAAGGACGAGCTTTACAAGCCACTGCAAGCCGCCCGACCTATTGCAACCGCATTTGGCGAATCCTTGCCATACATGGCGGTGCCTGTAGGCGCTGGTTCGACGGCTCTTTCAACGGCTGGCCGTTTGGCCTTGTCTGGCGCGGCGCCTGGAGCCCTTGAGTATGGCTCTCTGGAGGACCGGGGAAAGAAGGCTGCAATTGGAGCTACAGCGGCACTGGCTGGCGGATACCTGGTTCCCAAAGCCGCTGGTTTGGCTAAGTCGGGGGCGTCGAAAGTTGTGCGCAAGGTGGCTGGTGAAGTCTCGCCAGAGGCTCGTGCTCTCTACAGCAAGGCGGCTGACTACGGCATCCCAGTCAATGCCGTGCAACTGTCTGACTCCAAGCCGCTGAAGGTTCTTCAATCAACTGTGGACAAGCTGCCATTTTCAGGCGCAGCAAAATCTCGTGATGCTCAGCAATCAGCGTTCAACCGCGCTGTGTCTCGCCAGTTTGGAGAGAACACGGACAAGGTCACGCCAGATGTGTACGCCTCAGCGAAGGCCAGAATCGGCGCTGAGTTTGAGCGGTTGAGCGCCAACAATGCGCTAGACGCTTCCGATGATCTGCTTGGGCGACTCAGCAGCATTCAGGACGAAGCCGCCAGATTCGGCACTGATGACAGTGCGCGTGCGGTGCGCAACAGCATTGACGAGTTGCTTGGCAAGGTTGGTGCAGACGGCAAGATCCCTGGTCGGGCCTATCAGGCTCTGGACAGCAAACTAGGCAACTTGACGAAGGCTGGCGGCGAGAAGGCGCACTTCTTGGGGCAGTTGCGTGAAACTTTGCGCGATGCCATGGACGGCAGCATTGCCGAGGCCGATAAGGCGGCGTGGGCGACAGCACGCAGCCAGTACCGCGCATTGAAGACCATCCGCGATCTGGTTGCAAAGTCAACGGACGGCAATGTTTCGCCGTCCCTGCTGATGGGCCGCGTCAACGCGAACAACGCAGGCAAAGAAGCCATGGCAGCTGGTCGCGGAGGCAATCTCGGCGATCTTGCCAAGATCGGTCAACGGTTCATCAAGGATCCGGTGCCGGACAGCGGGACGGCGCAGCGCCTTTGGACTCTGGGCGGCGTCGGCGGCCTGGCTTCCATTACCGGCCTCCCCACTGCCGCCCTGACCGCAGGGGCCACGATGGCAGCAGGTCGAGGCGTAAACAAGGCGCTCAACAGCCAAGCCATGACCCAGGGCCTGCTTAACTCCGGCCCGTCATTCGCTGATGTGTTGGCAGAGAACCCTGGACTACTGTCCCTCACCGCTGGCAGGCTTGGGGGGCTGCTTGCCGGTCAGTTTGCGAATCAGTAACTCAATCTGAATGGCGAGCTTCTTAACGCCTATGTAAAACAGCGGCGCGCCGATGCCAATCATCAGCCCCTTGGCGATGGTTGCGTAAAGGTCGTCGTCAGTCATCTTTCTTCCCTGTTGTGTTGGGCTGATTGTATTGATCGAGGCGCACCAGCAAAAGGCCGCCGCTTGGATGGCCACGGGATAATGCAAGCATGCGCGTCAAAAATGCTTGCAAAGCTCGCTGATGCATGGATAATGCAAGCATGAACAACACACATGCTTGCTAAAAATGTCTGACCAACCGAAGATGGATGGCCGTAAGGCTGGGGCGATGGCTAGGGCGCGTTCTCTTACCCCCGAGAGAAAGAAAGAGATTGCAGAGAAGGCGGCGGCGGCTAGGTGGGCAAAGCAATCTTTGCCAGTCGCGGAGTACGGGTCATCTGACAGGCCGCTTCGTCTTCTTGATGTCGAGATACCTTGCTACGTGCTGAGTGACGGGACGCGAGTCCTAACGCAGGAAGGGTTTCTCACGGCAATCGGCAGGTCACGCAAAGCGAAGGGCGGGACAGGCGCGGCGGGCATGGTCGACAACATGCCTGCATTCCTGTCAGCAAACAACCTTAAGTCATTGATTTCAAAGGAGATTATCGAGTCGACAACTCCTGTCGAATTCCGTCTACCGACAGGTGGTAGGGCGTTCGGGTTCAAGGCTGAGTTGCTGCCTAAGGTGTGTAATGTCTACCTATCAGCGCGGGACCAAGGCGCACTACTGCCATCCCAAAGAAAGATTGCCGACAAGGTCGACATGCTGGTTCGCGGCTTGGCTGAGACAGGCATCGTTGCGCTGGTTGATGAGGTCACCGGTTATCAGCAAGTGCGTGCGCGTGACGCCTTGCAGGCGTATCTTGACAACTTCTTGCGTCGTGAGTTGGCTGCCTGGGTGAAGACGTTCCCAGATGAATTCTTTCAAGAGTTGTTTCGCCTTAAGAGGTGGAAGTGGAGCGGGTCTAGTCGTAGGCCGGGAGTTGTCGGCTACTACATCAATGATTTGGTTTATTTGCGACTTGGCCCCGGAGTTCTTGACGAACTTGAGCGGCGCAACCCTGCGGATGAGCGAGGAAATCGCAAGGCCAAGCATCACCAATGGCTCACTGACAATGTCGGGCATCCCGCTTTGGCCCAACACTTGTACGCCTTGATTGGATTTATGCGGGCGGAAGACAGTTGGGATGTATTCAAATCAAGACTAGATAGAGCTTTTCCAAAGAAGGGCGACACGCTCTCTTTGATCTAAGCAATCAAGACAAGCCACCTCCGGGTGGCTTTTTTCATGCCCGCACGGTTCGCCCTGCGGGTTTTTTCATTTGAGGTGCCTATGCCGGTTCCGACGACCCTTGCATCGCTTTCGACCACTGCGGCCAGTAACTCGCCGAGTGGTGGGGAGAACCCGTTTCCTGATCTGGATGACCACATCCGGGCGGGGTACGCCTTTGACGCTCAGAACCGTGACGCGATTGCGGCCAAGCTCAACGCCTCGGCTGTCTCTGCATTCGGCCTGACGCTGATCGATGACGCTGACGCTGCAACGGCTCGGGCGACGTTGGGCGCTGTTGGGTTGACGGGCGATCAGACGGTGGCGGGCGTCAAGACGTTTTCCAGCTCGCCCATCGCGCCGACTCCGACCGCAGGCGATAACAGTACCAAGGCCGCGACAACTGCGTTTGTCAAGAATGCTGCTGATGCTGCGGCGGCAACCGGCACCGCTGCTGCGTCGGCTGTCGAGGCAAAGCTACTCGGCATCGGTCAATCGTGGACGAGCGTCATTAGCTCGCCCGGTCGAGCGTTTGGCACAACCTACACAAACGACACAGCCAAGCCGATTGTCGTGAGCGTGTGGGGGCAGACAACCGCTAGCACAACCTCCATGACGACGACGGTCAGCGGCGTGACCATCGGCCAGCAGGGCACCTCCTTCGCTGGAATCACGCTGACCTCTGTCTTTGTCGTCCCTCCTGGCGCCACTTACTCCGTGACTGTCGTCAACAACAGCCTGCAAGGCTGGGCGGAACTCCGCTAACTCACCACTGCACAACAACACAGGCTCGCTTCGGCGGGCCTTTTTCATTGCTGAGGCTCTATGACCATTCTCACGTCTGCAAATGGCTCCCTCCCGCTGACTCTGCGCAAGGGTGAAACCCTTGTCATCCGCAATTACTCCGGCTCGGAGACTGTGCGCGGCTCCACGGTTCCCTCCGAGGCGACTGCCGATGGTGCTGAGGTGTACGGGCCTCAACTGTCAAACGTCACGCTCGTTCTTTCGTCTTCTGGTGCTCTGGACTATCAGACTGTGATGGGCGACGTGACCGGATCGGCTAAGCCTGACAACCCGGTTCGCGTCGTAGTTGATGGCGACTCGTTCGCCGCAAATGGCTATTTCCTCGACTCCACGCAGAACATTTGGAGCACTCGCGGCTGGTGGGTGCACGCACTGAACTACATCAAGGGCAATCTGCGGCTTGTCAACATGGGCGGCATTGGCGGCCAGACTGCGCAGCAAATTCTTGCGCGTTTTGACACGACTGTCGCGCCTCACGCTCCGTGCGAAGTGTGGGCAATCATCGGTCAGAACAACCTCCCCGATACGGACGGCGGCGCTGCTGCGATCCAAGCAATTCAGCAGTACGCGCAGAAGTGCCGTGAACTTGGCTGCACCCTGCGCTTGGGCACTGTCACCCCGCGCCATGGCGCGAACCAGACCGCGACGATTCAGGCGAACGTCATCGCGATCAATGGCGCTGTGCGCGCTTTGGCCCGCTCTGGTGTGTGCAAGGTCTTTGACTCTCACTCTGTGATGGTCGATGCAACCAGCGCCACGGGCGCGGCTCTGACCGGCTCGACCTATGACGAAGGCACGGTCGGCCTGCACCCCAACGCCAAGTTCTGTCAACGCATTGGACGAGAGTTCGCCCGCACCTTCGAAAAGGACTTTGCGCCCATCAATGTCCGCCCCTCTGCCGTCACTGACAGCCGCCAGGTCATCGCCACCAGCAGGCAGCTTGTGTTGAACCCGAAGCTATCCGGCGCTGGTGTGGCTGCTGGCACGGGGGCATCCGGCACCGAGCCGACAAGCTGGGCTCTGTCTCG